CCGATTGGTTTCAGGCGCGGCAGGCAGGCGCAGCGATTGCAACTGTTCACGCAAACCGGCCAAGCGCGGCTCTTCGTCGTCGCTCTTGCCGAACTCAGCCGGCACGCGGGGCATGACAAAGCCATCTTGCTTTGGCACGAACAGTTCGGGGCGCTTTTCGCCGACGATGTAGGACTTGCCCTTTTGGACAGGCCCGCCCGCCTCGCGGAAGCCGCCGAAGATTTTGCCAAGCCCGCCAAGCGCATCGCCAAACGATGTGCCAAGCTTGCCGCCCGACAGGATGTTGATCAGCCCGCTTGCCGCGATCTGTTGCGCCAAGCCTTTCAGCACGTCGCCGAAGTTGCGGCCATACACCACCGCCTGCGCCAGCCCCTCGGTCAGCGTGCGGGCGTAGTCCTCGGCAAGCGCGATCTGCTCTTGGCCGATGGGGTTGATCTGGAAGTCATAGCTTGCCAGTTCGTCCATCGTATCCGCCACGCTGCGCAGCGCCTGGTTGGACATTTCGATGTTGGCAGGCGTGCCGGCGTCCGACAGTTGCCGCAGCGCCCATCCGCTCTCCATGCTGGCAAGGGTGAACTCTTGCGGCCCGGCCTTGGTGGTTTTGGGCTCGGCTGTCTTGGTGGAGGATGTGGGCGCGGTGGGCGCGGCACCAAATGGCCCGCGCTCATTCAGGGCAAAGCGGGACATAGGATCGGCCACATCGGCGTTAGCCCGCATGAAGGTGACATATTCACGGTTGCGCGCGTCAAAGGCAGCTTTAGCATTGGCCACCATCTGCGGTTGCGGTTTGCCCAGCACGCGGGCGTTGCGCGCGGCATCAAGCTCTCGCGCGGCTGCGTCACGGCGGGCCCTCAGAACCTCCGCGTTGCCTTTGGGGGTGGCTGCCTGCATGATGTCATCGTGGGATGCAAACAGCCCCTTCCACCCGCGCGATTGCAGCATTGCAGCCATGCCGCTCATCGTGTTGGACAGATAATCAAGGGTCTGAATAAACGCGCTGTTGAACCCCATGCTGCCAACAGTCGTTGCAAGCCGGCCTGCCGCGTCTTCAAGGTTCGACAGCTTGCCGTCGATGGTGTCCATTTGCTTGGTCATGCTGGCGGCAAAAACGCCACCCTCATCGCCCAAGCTTCGCAAAAATGATGTAATCGCCGCCGCGTTGTTTTGAACTGTCGTCGTGACGCCCTGAAAGGTAAACTTGACCTGTTCGCCTGACTTGCTGGCCTTGATGCCGAAATCCAAAAGGCGTTCAAACTGGCCAGTGCTGGCGTCGGCAACAGCCTCAATGAACTGCATCAAGTCTTTGCCCATAGCGGCAGACGTGTTGCCAAACGAGCGCATGGCATCAACGCTGGGATCAAGGCCAAGATTCTTCAGCTTGATGTAAGCCTCAGTCACCTGGCCCAGCGTGAACGGCGTTTCGGCGGCGAACGCTTGCAACTGCGACATGGCGGTGGCTGCACTGCCGGCGCTGCCCGTTGCCACTTCCAGCATGGCAGACAGCCGTTGCATGTCGGCATTGGCGCGCACCATGAAGCTGGCTGCCTGCCCGACAGTCAGCAGCCCCGCCGCAAAGCCGGCAATGCGCGCGGTCGCTGCGTTGGCTGCAATGCCAATGCCTGCAAAGCCGGCGTCAATCTTCTTGAGCTTGGCCGCGCCACGATCGGCAAACCCGTCGATATCGTTGCGCGCCTTGGCCACTTCCTGCCGCAGCAAGGTTGCGCTGGCGTCGATCTGCAAAAGCAGGCGCTGAACGTCATCAGCCATACGTCACCTCGGCGCGTTTATTTCTTTGTGGATTTCGAGCGCGGCCCACACCTCATGCGGGGTGGCCTGCCAGAACGATGACGGCGGCAGATGAAACACAGCCGTCCAGATGCCCATTAGCCGGCGACGGGGATCTCCGTCGTCACCGGCTTCCACTCCCCCGCGCTGGTCACACCACCGGTTGCTGCTGCCGTCAGCACAATCGCGCAACGCTCGGTGGCCTGCACCAGACCGTGTTCGTGGATCAGCTTTGCCACCTTGTCAGGCCGCGCGCCGGTTGCCGATCGCGCTTCTGGCTGGTCGCTGCCGTTTGCCGCCTGCTGCTTGCCCCAGGCGCGGATGCACTCGGTCACGATGATGGCCGCGTTCTTCAGGCTCAATTCGCCCTGCGCCGCCATGTTGACCAGCGCCACCACACCGCGCCCGGTTGCCGTCTCGATGGCCTCAATCGCCTCATAGGACGGGCGCATCACGTAGGTGGCATCCAGATCGATCGTCACTTCGCCGCGCGTGTTCGGCTCGTTCATTTGTCACCCTTGGGCTTGGCCGGCGTTGCAGCCAGCTTGACGGTCAGCGCGGCACACCAATCGGCGGCGCTGGCGGTGTCGGTTGCCATCGTGTCGGCCAGCGCCCGCACATCGCCGTCAAACGACAACAAAGGCGCGGCAACGGTGGCGATTACCAGCCACGGCGGAGGCGTTGGCCCGCTCACCACTTCAAGCGGTGTGCAGCCAATCGCCTCGATCATGGTGCCGGCATAACCTGCCGGCGCGGCGCTCAAGTCGGCGATCATGACAGCGCGTCAGTCGTCGGCGCGGCAGTCGGCACAAACGTCACGTTGATGCTGTTCACATCGTTGATCGGCTTGCCGGTGTTCATGGCAGACACGCGCATCTGGCACTGGAACACAACGGTGGGCGTGCCGATCTTGATCACCTGGATGTTGGTGGCGGCGCCGCTGGTGAAGATCGTTTCCAGCCGCCCATGGCCGCTGGCGTCGGGCAGGTCAGGCCGATATTCAAGGCTCAGGCCATAGGTGCGCATGGCGCGGCCCGTCACCTCGACAGTGCTGGCCTTGTCGATGGCGCTGAAAGACACTTCGCCGCGATCAACGGTGACGCTGATCTGGCCGGCGACCTCGGTGAAGGTGCCGGGCGTGGCGCTGTCAATGCGCACGCGATAATCATTGGCTGAAAGCTTGGGCATTGGTCAGGCTCCTTAGGACAGGGCGTCAACAGACGGCGCGGCGAGCGCGGTCAGGGTGGCAGTGATGTTGCTGACATCGTTCAGCGGTGCGCCGGTATTCATCGCCGACACCCGCACAGAGGCGGTGTAAACGCTGTCACCAGTGCCGAACGGCGACTTGCGCACTTGGATGTTGAGCGCGTTGCCGGTGCCGAAAAACGTCTCAAGCCGGGTGTGACCGTTGGTATCGGGCAGGTCAGGCCGATATTCGCACGACACCGCATAATTGCGCATCGCGCGGCCCGTGGTTTCAACCGCGCTGGCCTTGTCGATGGTGGAGAAGCTGACCTCGCCACGGTCAATGCTCACGCTGATCTGGCCCGCGACCGCGTTAAACGTGCTGGGCGTGGCGCTTTCGATGAACAGGCGATAGTCGTTGGCGTTTAGCTTGGGCATGGGTGCCGCTCCTTACAAAATAATGATTTCAAAGGTTTGCCGGCCAACGTGGACGAGATTGGCCTCGGTTGCTTCCTCGCCCACCGCGCTGGATTGCAGGCGGCACTCGCCAACGGTAAAGCCGGCAACGGTGAGCTTTTCGCCTTCAAGCCGGCCAAACACCGCGCCAATGATGGCTTGTGCGCTGGCCTTGCTGCGGCCCCGGTAGACAGTCACGATGTCCACCAGCGCCCGGCGATCATTGCCGCCCTTGGTTTCAGCAGGCCCCAGCGACACGCCGTCCACCACGATTACCGCTGGCAGCAGCTCATCCGGCACGCGCTGGTAAACCGGCACGCTGTTGGTGCCGCCCTCGGTGTAGGTGATGGCCGGCGACGACAGACGCGCCAAGACCGCCGCAGCAAGCGCGGCTGTCGGATCACTTGCCATGTCGATTAGCCTCCTGCGGACAGCCGCTTGAGTGCCTTGCCCAAGATGCCGCGCACGTCCTCGCCCAGGGTGCGCTGCATGAATTGTTCAGTCCGGCCCCGCACGAAGTCGTATCGGTCTTTCGAGATTGCCCGGATGCGCATCATGTAAACCGCAACGCCGCCCGACACCGGACGCCGCCGCCGCACCTTGACCACCTGCGCACGCCTGCCTTGTTCCAAGATGTGAGCGTAGAAGAACTTCTTCTGGATGCGCTTGGTCAGCAGGCCGATGCGCAACCGCAGCGTCTTGGGGAATATCTTGAACGCCAAGGCGCTACGCAGCCTGCCAGAGCGCGGCGGAACCTCCCCGCGCGCATAGGCCAGGATAGCCGGCGCGCGGCGCTGGTAGGCCTGTAAAATCTCCCGTTCGGCTTCTGGCCCGATGTTCTGCAGCAGGCGGCGCACCCGGATACGATCACGCGTCCGGAACTCGCTCTTGCGTCTGGCCATCAGGTCGGCACGCCATCCGTTGCGGTCACCAGCAGAAACCGCCGCCGCCCGTCCAGATCGGCAACGCTGTCGATGCGCAGATCCACTGCCCGCGCGCCGTCAAGCCAGATGATGCGACAAGCCGGCGTCACGTCCGCCCGATAGCGCGTGTGCAGCTTGTAACGCTGTTGGCCCACGCTAATCACGTTGCCTTCGTCAATCTTTGCCCCGCCCAGTGGCAGGATTTCGGCCCACACGGTGGCAATCGCCGCCCATGCCGTTACCTCACCGCCCGCGCCGTCGCTGGTGTTGGCGGGCTGTTCAATGCGCACCCGGTGGCGCAGCTTGCCGATGCGCATCAGGCCACCATACGCACGCGATGCGGGGCAATCAGCGCGTCATAGGCCAGCGGCACCGTTACCGGCGCGCGGTCGCTGTTCACGGCCTCGCGGTTCTCATACCAATGGCCAATCAGCAGCAGCGCGGCATGGCGCAGCGTGGCCGGCACATCGCCGTTGCTGGCGTAACCGGCGTTGAACGTCACCCGCACGCAGCCCGGCACTGCTTCCAGTTCGGGCAAGGTCACGCCGAACTTTGCGACGAGATGCGCTTGCCCGGCAAACTCGCGGATGCGAACCTGGTCATTGGCCAGCGTCTGTTCGGTGCCGTCAGCCGCGTCATAGACCACGCTGCCGATGCTGTTGACCGGCCTGCGATACAGCGGCAATCCGGTGCCGCCCTGTGTCCAGCCATCATAGGCCCATGTTTGATTGCGTGCCCGCAGCGTGTGCCCGGTATCGCGTTCAATCTTGTCAGCCGCCGCGCGGATCAGGCCGGCGATG